GGCAAGAGGATTAGCATTCATAGGGACGGCGGTGAGTCGGTCAGGTTTGTTGTTTTGGCGAACTCAAAACTAACCGGTTTTACCGCCGTCTCCTACTTTTTCACGCTAACCCGCGATGAACCCCAAAAAAGGCCTGGTCGTGCGCCAGCCGCATAACGGCCAACCCCTGCCCGCCGAGGGCGCGTGGGTGAACTGGAACGGCCACTGGGCACGCCGCAAGGCAGAAGGGTCCATCGTTGAGGCCAAGGCGCCGGCGAAGGCCAAGGCCACTGTGAAAAAGGAGGCTGACGCATGATCAGTTCCACCATGTTTAACAGCATCCCGGCCGCCCTGCGGATTCCGGGCTGGTACATCGAATTCGACAACTCTCTGGCGGGCAATGCCGTTTTCCAGGGCAAGCTGCTGGTGATCGGCCAGAAGCTGGCAACCGGCAGCCAGGACGCGGGCTCGCTGGTGCGGGTTACTCGGCCTGACCAGGGCGACGAGCTGTTTGGTCGCGGCTCCATGCTGGCCGAGATGATGCGCGCCATCAAAGACGTGGACCTGTACACCGAGACCTGGGCGATTGCCCTGGACGACGCCGAGACAGCCACAAAGGCCAAGGGCTCCATTGAGGTGACTACATCGCCTACGGAAACCCGCCCGTTGGCGCTGTACGTGGCGGGCCGTCGCGTGTGGGTCAGCATGGAGGGCGGCGACGATCCCCAGGTGGTGGCCCAGGCCATTGTGGATGCGGTGAACGCAGACGACCGCATGGCCGTTACCGCCGCCGTGGACGGCACCACGCCCAGCCTGGTGAACCTGACCTGCCGCTGGGGCGGTGAAACCGGCAACGATATCGACCTGCGCGACAGCGCCCTGGGCGAACAGCGCCCCGGTGGCCTGAAGCTGACCTATACCCAGCCGACCGGCGGTGCGGTGAACCCGAGCATGGACCCGGTCATTGCCGCCATGGGCAGTGAGTGGTGGAACTGGCTGGCGCTGCCATACACCGACACCGCAAGCCTGCAGGCCATTGAAGACGAGCTGGCCGATCGCTACGGCCCCATGCGCCAGATCGGTGGCCGGGCGTTTGCCGCTTACCGGGGCAATCACAGCGACACCGCCACCCTGGGCAGCGGCCGCAACTCGCCGCACCTGTCCATCATGGGCACGAACATCTCGCCCACGCCCACCTGGTTGTGGTGCGCGACCGACGCGATTGTGGCGGCCAAGTCCCTGGGCATCGACCCGGCCCGGCCCCTGCAGACCCTCAAGCTGCCAGGTGTTATGCCACCGGTTAAGGATCTGCAGTGGCAGGACTCCGAGCGCAATCTGCTGCTGTTCGATGGCATTGCCACTTACACCGTGGCCAGCGACGGCAGCGTACGCATTGAGCGCCAGATCACCACTTACCAGGAAAACGACGCCGGTGTTGCCGATGACAGCTACCTGGACATCAACGTGCCGGAGACCCTGGAGCGCATCCGTTTCGAGCAGATCAGCCTGTTTGCGCAGAAGTATCCGCGCCACAAGCTGGCCGCCGACGAAGACCGGGAATTCTACGACCCCAGCCAGCCGATCATGACGCCGAAGCTGGCGCGCACCGAGCTGCTGAGCCTGTACCGCCTCACTCTCATGGGTGCCTATGGCTGGACCCGGGATTACGAAGGCTACGCGGAAACCCTGCGGGCCAATATCGACCCGAACGACCCGGCCCGCCTGAACGTTCTGGACTCGCCAATGCTGATTGGCCAGTACCGCGTGCATGCCCAGCAAACCCAGTTCCGGCGCTAAGCGCCGGTTAAACACCGTTTAACAGGAGCGTAAAGAGCTATGAGCGGACGCATTACAGGGGTGGCCACCATTCGCGTTGATGGCCAGGAATACCCCACAGAGCGCGGCGCAACCCTGAACCCGGGCGGTGTGAATCGCACGCCGAAGATGGCAGGCCGTCGCACCTACTACAACGAGGAGCCGGTGGCGCCAACGCTGCAGGCTACTGTCCTGCACTCCGAAGAGATTGACCTGATCGAGGTCGGGAAGATCACCGGCGCTACGGTGCTGTTCGAGTGCGATAACGGGCAGGACTACATGCTGACCGGGGCGTTTGTCACCGAGACGGCAGAACTCGACAGCGGTGAGGGCCAGGTTCGCCTGAACATGGCCGCCCGCACATGCGAAAGGGTGTAACCGATGAGCGAACACGAAGTGGATCAGATCGAGAACCAGGGCGCGCAGGATGAGCAGGCCGAGCAGGCGCCGCAGAAGATGCCCAAGTGGGCAGTGGACGCCAATCTGTCGCCGGACGAATTCGAGCGCGTGGAAGACCGTGGCGATGCCCTGGCGGTGACGCTGCTGGAATCCATCACATACCGTCGGAGCAAGCTGGATGACGAGGAGCGGGCAACCACGCTGGTGCTGCCCCGGAAGGTTAAGGGCAAGCACCTCAAGAAGATGGACCAGGCCACGGGTGAGATCGGCAAGGGTCTGGCCCTGGTGGCTGCCCTGGCCGGCGTCCCGGCCCACGCCATGGACGAGTTGGACGCCCGGGACATGGACGTGTGCCTGGCGCTGGTGGAGCCTTTTTTGCCCAAACGCCGCAAGACTGGGCGGCGCTAATACGCACGGTATCGGTGGCGTTCACCGGGTTTAACCCGGTGGATCTGCTGGAGATGGATGTAGACGACCTGGTGTGGTGGTTTCACCAGGCAGAGCAGCTGGCCGAGGAGATGAAGCGCGATGGCTAACATGACGACCAGTGTGGTGATCGAGCTGGTGGACCGGGTAACACGCCCGGTTCGGCGCATTACCGCCTCGCTGTCTGGACTGTCTCAGCGCACCGGCTTTGACCGGCTCTCGGCCTCTGCCCGCCGGGTCGGCTCCCGCCTGGGGGAAGTGACAGAGCGCGCCAAGGGGCTGGGGCAAAACCTGCTCTGGATGACCGGCATTACGGCCGGGGCCGCGTATGGCGCTGAGCGATTTGTGTCTGGCGTCACCGATGTGGGCACCGCCGTCCAGGAAAGCGCCGAGCGTGTGAAAGTGGGCACCACCTGGCTCCAGGAGTGGTTCTATGTCGGCAAGCAGTTCGGCGTCGGCAATGACGCCCTGGTGGACGGGCTGAAAGAGCTGTCCATGAGGGCAGATGAATTTGTGATGACCGCCGGAGGCCCGGCTGCTGAAGCCTTCCAGCGCCTGGGCATCGGTGTTGATGAGTTGCGGGCAACCGGTGGCGACACCGCCGCCATGTTCGACCTGGTGCGCTCCCGCCTGGGCAACCTGGAAAACGACGCCGCGCGCCAGCGGGTAATGGATGAAATCTTTGGCGGCCAGGGTGCCGAACAAATGGTGGCCATGCTCGGCGCCAGTCGGGAAGAGATCGAGGCCATGAAGCAGGCTGGCCGTGATAAAGGCGCCATCCTGACCCCGGAAGAGATCGAGAACAGCCGCGAATACACCCGTCAGATGGGTGATTTAAAGCAGGTTTTGTTCGGTATTCAGGCCTCCGTGGTTGGCGATCTCCTGCCGGCCATCAATGACTGGATCGGCGGCATGGGCGACTTGGGCGCGGCCAATCGTGAGGCAGTCTCTGAGCGCATCATTTCGGCCATCCGCGACATTGCGGGCGGCATTAAGAGGGTCTGGGAGATTGTCAGCTGGGCAGCTGACGCGGTCGGGGGGTTTGGCAATCTCCTGATGATTCTCGCCGGCGTCATGGCGGGGCGGTTGCTGCTGGCGATCGGCAGGACCGTTTTGGCGCTGTTCGGCATGGGCAAGCAGCTGATCTTGATGAGTGTCAGGGCGATACCGGCGGCCATTGCCGGTGTGCGCGCCCTGGGCATGGCCTTCCTGACCACGCCGATCGGTTGGATCGTGGCCGGTATTGCGGCTGTAGCTGGTGCGGCATACCTGATTTACAAAAACTGGGACGGCATCTCGGAGTGGTTTGGCAATCTGTGGGGCAGCATTAAAGCCTTCTTTGACCGGGGCATCGGCGAGATTGTGGCGGACCTGCTGGCCTTCAGTCCGGCCGGTCTGCTCATGAAGGGTATTGATGCGGTCTTTGAGTTGTTCGGCGCGCGGCCGCTGTCCGAGATCGGTCAGGAGTGGATTGGTGGCCTGTGGACAGGGATTGAGGGCCAGTGGTCCGAGCTGACCAGCTGGCTTTCAACCAAAGTCACAGAGTTGACGGAGTGGATGCCGGACTGGGCCAAAGAACGGCTGGGCCTGGGTGGCATGGAGGCCCCTAAACCCAGCGGGGCACCGGTTGCCGGTGGCGAGTCCAGGGCAATGCCAGGTCCTGCCCGTGCAGATGTGGGCGGCGAACTGCGCATTGTGGTGGATTCTGAAGGTCGGCCCCGGATTGCCGAGGCTCGCCGCAATGGGGGGATGGATTTTGATGTGGAATCTGGCGTGCTTGGGGTGGCTCCATGACCTGGCGTGACCGTATCGACCCGGAACTGACGGGCTCCTATCGCGGGGTGCGCTTCCATGTGGAGCGCTCCGACACCACCGGCGGCCGCCGCTGGCTGATCCACGAGTACCCGCGCCGGGACAAGCCCTACGCCGAAGACATGGGCCGCAAGGCCAAGGAATGGCGCCTGCAGCTGTTCGTGGCCGGTGACGACTACGACCGGGAGCGGGACGCCCTCCTGGAAGCGCTGGACGCCCCGGGCCCGGCTACGCTGGTGCATCCGTACCTGGGCAGCTTTTCGGCCGTTGCCAGTGATGTGAAGTTCAGCGAAAGCACCCGCGAAGGCGGCACGGCCACCTTCCAGGTGACCTTCTCCGAGGCTGGCCGGGAGGCCTACCCGGCCACCACCGTGGACACCCAGCGGGAGGTGCGAAAGGCGGCGGACGCGTTCGAGGAAGCGCTGGCCCAGGACTTCGCCGACAAGTGGAGCGTGGAGGGCCTGCTGGGCTGGTCGCTGACGGCCGTCGAGCGTGATCTGGCAGCGGTGGTGCAAGGCGTTAACGAGGTGGTGGGCGATGTGGCCGACCAGGTGGCGGCCCAGATCCGCGCCCCCATGAACATGGTGGGCATTGTGCTCGGTGGCTATAACCGCCTGCGCAATGCCGTCATGCGCCCCATCAATGCCCTGGACCTCTACAGCGGCAACACCATCCTGGGCAAGAGCAACGACGAAGGCGGCGGCCAGGTTCGGCTGACGCCAGGTACGCCCACCCGGGCATCCCGGTTGCTGCTGGCGACTGGTACCAGTGGTGATTCGGTAACCCCGCCGGTGGCCGACACCCCGGAGCGCATCCAGCGCGCCCAGAACACCATGGCGGCCCGGCAGCTCAATGGCCGCGCAGCCACCCTGGCCGCCGCCCGCCTGACAGCGGAAACCGACTGGCCCAGCCGCCAGGAGGCCCTGGAGGCTGGAGACAACACGCTGGCGCTGATTGACCGCCAGATGACCACCGATGAAGCCATTACAGACGCGGTCTATGCCTCGCTGGTGGATCTGCGGGCGAAGGTCAGCGAAGACCTGCGCACGCGGGCGGTGTCGCTGCCAGGCATGACCACGCACACGCCGCAGGCCACGCTGCCCGCGCTGGTAGTGGCTCACAGCCTGTACGGCGATGCCACCCGAGCCGATGAAATTGTGGTGCGCAACGGTGCCCGCCATCCCGGCGCCCTGCGCGGCGGCATGGAGCTGGAGGTGTTAAGTGAGTGATCGGGAGCCGGTAGTACTTCAGATCGGCAGTGACCGCCACCAGGGCTGGCAAGAGGTGCGCATTCGCCTCTCGCTTGAGCAGATCGCCGACAGCTTCGACCTGACCCTGACCGAGCGCTGGGCGGAATCCGGCCAGGTGCGGCCAGTGCAGCCAGGCCCCGAGTGTGTGGTGATGGTGGGCGATGAAGTGGTGGTAACCGGTTACCTGGATGAGGTGCTGCCGGACTACGACGCCACCAGCCACACCATCTCCGCCAGTGGCCGCAGCAAGGCGGCGGACCTGATCGACTGCAGCGGCAAGGACACCCCGCTGGCCGGGCTCTCCCTGGTGCAGATTGCCCGCAAGCTGGCCGAGCCCTTCGGCATTGAGGTGGTGGACAAGGTGGGCAACAACAAGCCCTTCCGCGACTTCACTTTGGAAGATGGCCAGCCGGTGGCAGAAGCCCTTGAGCGGGCGGCACAGATCCGGGGCGCACGCATTGTCAGCGACGCCCAGGGCCGCCTGGTGATTGTTCACGCGGTCCAGCGCGAGATCCGCACGCCGCTGGTGCTGGGGGGGAATATCCGCAAGGCCTCCGGGCGCTTTTCGGACCGGGACCGGTTCAACGTGTACGTGGTAGAGGGGCAGACGCCTGGCGATGACGAATGGAACGGCGCAGACGCAGCCGGCCCTACGGCCGCAGCGACCGACCCCCGAATTCGCAAGCCCCGCTCCACGCTGATTGTCAGCGATACCCCGGCCGATGCGGCGGACTGCAAGGCCCGGGCAGAGCTGGAAGCCCGCATGCGCTGGGCTCAGAGCCGGGGCGTGACCTACACCGTGGGCACCTGGAGGCACGAGCAAGGCGTGTGGCGGCCGGGTGACCTGGTGCCGGTGCGGGACCATTACCTGGGGCTGAATGCGCGCATGCTGATCAGCGATGTGCAGCTGGTGGAGAGTGAGCAGGGCCGCACGGCTGAACTGCGCATTGCCCCGCCGGAGGCCTTCGAGCCGGTTCCGGTACCAGAGCCGGAATCGGACAAATCCAGCGACACGCCAGCTGGCTGGGGGTGGTAATGAGGGATCAGCGCAGGACTTGGCAAAGACTGCTGGGGCCAATCTGGCGGCGTATCCGCCTGCTGGTGTCCCGGGGCGTGGTCAGGCTGGTGGATGACAGCCTGAAGCTTCAGCGGGTGCAGGTGTCACTGCTGGGTGATCAACCGGCCTGGGCAGAGAGGTTTCAGCAGTACGGCTATACCAGTCACCCCCACCCGGGGGCCGAAGCAATCGTGGCGGCCATCGGTGGCGCCCGCGCCCACCTGGTTGCGTTGTCGGTGGACGATCGGCGGTACCGCCCCAAGGGCCTGCAAGCTGGCGAGGTCTGCCTGTACACCGATGAAGGCGACGAGATCCGTTTTAAGCGCGGCAAGCTGATCAGCGTGAAGGCGGGCAGCAAGGTGGAAGTGACCGCGCCGCAAGCCGTCTTCAACTGCAGCACCAGTGTGACCCTGAATACGCCGAAAGTGATCACCCCTGGCGACATTGAGGCCGGCGGCCAGATCCGCGATGGCGTGGGCACCATGCAGGCCATGCGCGACACCTACAACAGCCACAACCACAACGAGAACGACAACGGCGGGCCGACAGATCCGCCTAACCAGGGGATGGGTTGATGGATATCGCAATGAAATACGACCCGGGCGCGCAGCGCTTTGACCTGGCAATGGAAGACGGCGACCTGGCCACCGATGAGGGGCTGCAAACAGCTGTGATCCTGTCGCTTTTCACCGACCGCCGCGCCCTGGAAGAGGATCAGTTGCCGGACGGTACCGGCGACCGCCGGGGCTATTGGGCCGATGTCTACCGCGACCGGCCGCACGGCTCCCGGCTATGGCTGATTGGCCGCGAAAAGCGGCAAGAAGACGTGCTGCGCCGGGCCAAGGAATACGCCGAGGAAGCGCTGGCCTGGCTGATTGAAGACGAGGTTGCCGACACCGTTGAGGTGGATGCCTGGACAGCTGGCCGGGAGACCTTGGCGCTGCAGGTAGTGATCCGCCGCGGCGGTGAATCGGTGCTGGACCAGAAATACGACTACGTATGGCGAAACGCTGCATAACGGAGATTTAAATGGGCTATAAACGACCCCCGCTGCCGGAGTTGATGGCGCGAATTGACCAGGATCTGCTTTCCCGCTTGCCCAGCAAAAAAGCAGCTCTGGCCGTGCGCATCACCCAAGCCCTGGCCACCAGCCAGGCCGGTGTAACTCACGGCCTGTACGGCTACTTGCAGTGGCTTGAGCGCCAGCTGTTCCCGGAGACCTGCGATGACGACCTGCTGCACCTGCACAGCGCCGGCGTGCCGCGCCGGCTGGCGGCCAAGGCCAGTGGTGATGTAACGCTGGAGGGCGCGGACGGTGAGCCGGTCGTGGCCGGCACCCGCCTGCAGAAGGATGGCATCGAGTATGAAGTGACCGAGGAGGTGCTGGTTTCAGGCGGAACCGCCATCGTGCCGCTTGAGGCCGTCGAAGCTGGCGCAGCAGGTGATCAGGATGCCGGCGCGGAGCTGCGCCTGGTTTCCCCGGTTCCTGGTATTGCTTCCACCGCCATTGTCGGCGCTGACGGCATCAAGGGCGGCGCAGATCTGGAGACATACAACAGCTGGCGCGATCGCATTTTGTTACGCCGAGCCCGGGTGCCGCGTGGTGGCGCCAAAGGCGACTGGGAAGGCTGGGCGCTGGAAGTGCCGGGTGTTACTCGCGCCTGGGAAGACCCTAAAGGCATGGGCCCCGGTTCTGTGGTGGTTCGGGTCATGGCGGATGACGCCACCGATGGGCCGCTGCCGTCTCAGCAGCTTCTGGATACTGTTTTTTCTTATATCGAAGAGCGCAAGAACGTCACTGCTCACATCTACGTGGTGGCGCCTGATACCCAGGCGTTCGTGCCCGAGCTGGCAGTGACACCGAATACCGAGGATGTCCGCGCAGCAACCGAGCAGGCGCTGTCGGACCTGGTGGAGCGCGAAGGCAAGCCCGGCGGCACGCTGCTGCTGAGCCGAATTCGTGCGGCAATCAGTTTGGCGCCAGGTGTTGAGGATTACGACCTGCAATGGCCAACCGCTGATGTAACTCATGGCGCTGGCGTGCTGCCGCTTTGGGGAGGTGCAACATGGCTTCAGGGCTGACTGCTGACGACTATCGCGGTCTGCTTTTCAGTCTGCTGCCGCCTGGCATTGTCTGGCCGGCGGACCCTGACAGCAATGTGCAGCGCCTCCTGGATGGCTCTGCTCAGGAGTTCACCCGCGTTGACTCCCGGGCGCAGCAGCTGTTGAGCGAGGCGGACCCCAGAGAAGCAGATGTGCTGTTCCCTGATTGGGAGGGCAGCTACGGGCTCCCGAGCGAGTGCGCGCCAGCAGAGCAGAGTCTGGCTGATCGCCGCGTGGCTTTGATTGGTCGGATTGTCGGCCGGGGCGGCCTGCGGCGCCAGGACTACATAGACCTGTGTGCAGGCCTGGGCTACGAAGGCGCCCAGATCATTGAGCACCAGGAGGCCACCGTGGAGCTGGAGAACGGCTTGGGGCCTCGCGGCGCTGAAATCGGAGACCCGATGAGCGGGGAAGACTGGCTCTGGGCCTGGGATGTTCTTCTGCCGGCCGGCGTGGTTCGGGAGGCCGAGATTGGCGCCTCTGAAATTGGCGACCCCTTGCGCAGCTGGGGCGACGAGTTGGTGGAGTGCGCACTGCAAGGGGCGGCTCCGTCATGGTTAATTCTAAACGTTGGCTATCAGGAGGCCTGACGATGGAGAAGGTGGGACAGTTCACCGAGAGGACGACCGTTGACGGCGAGTGGCGTCCAGGTAATGCGGCTACCAATGTGCGCCCGACGCCCATGAAAGCCGAGTATTTCAACATGCTGCAGCGCGAGCTGCTGAACGTGCTCACCGATGCCGGCATTGAGCCCAGCATTGACGATGAGGCGCAGCTTGCGGCTGCAATCAACGCAATTGCTGCCAGGCGCGCCATCGGCCGTGTCAGCGGCGTATCAGTAATCACAGTGGAGGAGGCATAAATGCAGGGTGTACCCCGATATGGTCTGCGCACGCGGGCCGATTATGACTTGATGCAAAGCCTGGCCGTCCAGGGCGAGATCCGCCCCCAGGGCGTGGCCACGCTTAAGCAACACTGGCAGGGACTTCTGTCCGGTCGATACACCTACGTCTATGACCGCGATCTGGCAGACGGCGAAGCGCCGGACGGCGATATGCCGGAATTCCGGGTGCTGGAGGTGGAAGACGACGACACCGGCGAAACCCGGCGTGTGCAAATGAAGCGTACCGAGAGCCCGCAGGCGGAAATCTTCCGACTGGGTTACACGGTGCAGGATGTCGAACAAGCAATTACTGATCTGGAGGGCGTCTGATGGTTCAGCGGTCGTATGCAATCTCCGCCGAAGGTGCGGGCCACTATGAAATGATGGGTTCTATTGAGGCGTCCGGCGCTATGCGCCTGGACTTCCCGGAGGGCGTCCTGAACATCGGTGGAAACGGCAAGGGCTATGTCCTGAACTCGGTGACCGACTGGGACCCGACCGCTGCAGCCAACCAGGACGGCTCCCTGGACGCCCTCGCGGTGGGCGATGACGTGTATCTGTATGCGGTGCAGAATGATGATGGCGTTGCCGGGCTGATTGCCAGCACCAATATCGCGGTCCCGGGCGGCTACACCAGCGCCAACTCCCGAAAAATCGGCGGATTTCATTACGGCCGCGTGCGCTCGGTGGCAAACCGCTACGACACGGCCTATGACCCGGCCGTGCAGATCGTGCCCAATTCGGTCTGGGATCTGAAGCACCGCCCGACGTGCGACCCCACCGGGATGGTTGAAGTGGTTCCCGGCAAGCTGTGGGTGGACATCTATCTGAACAGCGAGGGCAGCGGCACCTGGCCGGAAAACATCCCGGTGAGCCGCTACGGCATAGCCCCGATCAAGGATGACATCTACGCCCGTTCAGACTTCCATTTGCTGGCCCGCAATGCCGGCAAGCGCCTGCCGACTGTTGAGGAGTTCCTGACCTACGCTGAAGGCGCGCCCCAGGGCAACGATGCCAACAACGACACCGCGTGGTCAGCGACCAGCAACACCGGCCCGACCACCACCGGCGCCGTTGCCAAGGCGGTCTCCATGTTCAACGTGGTTGATGCGGCCGGGAATCTGTGGGACTGGCTGGATAATCACCATGATCTGGGTGGCTCATACGTCTGGACTGCATCGGTGGTGAATGTCGGTAAGGATTCGGCGATTCCGCGCGGCCAGGTGAGCCACGCTGCCTGGCGTGCGTTCCTCGGCGGCGGCCACTTCGACGACGGCGCCCGCTGTGGCGCCCGCTGCCTGCACTCCAGCGCGGCTCCGTGGAGCGCGAATGGCAATGTCGGGCTGCGCTGCGTCTGTGACGCCCTGTGAGCACGAAGCCTGAAATAGCCCCGCGACAGCGGGGCCTAGTTATCGTTAACAAAGCCGAGCGGTTGATCGTCGACCTTGCGCCGCACATCGACAAGATCCCGAAACACCAGCGCTACCGCTACGCTATCCGACTGGAGGACGAGCTGTGGGAGTTGGTGCGGCGTCTGATCGAGGCCGCCATGAGTAACCAGAAAAGCAAGGTGTATCGCGCAGATGAGCAAGTCCGATACCTTCACGCTCTGCTGCGTCATGCGGCAGAGCGTAAGCTGCTGGGTATCCAGCGAGTTGCCGATGCCAGTAAGCAGCTATCCGAGATCGGCGCAATGATTGGTGCCTGGCGTCAGCGCCTAGGCGCCTGACCTGCTTTAAGGGGTAGGTCGGGTTTCGACGCGCGGTGCGGTGAACCACGCTGCCTGGCGTGCGTTCATCGGCGGCGGCAACTTCGACAACGGCGACCGCTGTGGCGCCCGCTGCCTGAACTCCAACGCGAATCCGTGGAACGCGAATGGCAATGTCGGGCTGCGCTGCGTCTGTGACCACCACAAGGCAACCAGAGAGGGCGGCAACGGTGTTGCCGTCACCTGAGATCCCATCACAGGGGGTCAGCCGATCTATCCCGGTCCCGCACTCTGCGGGCCGAACACGATAGCCCGGGCGGCGCGAATAGCCGCTGGCGAAAGTCCCGCCCGGTCGTCCCTCCTCAAACCGAATGGATATCCGATGGCACGAAAAGCAAACAACCTGATTGAGCAGATTATTGACTGGGACAACCTGCTGAGCGCTCACCGCCAGGCGAGACGCGGCAAGCGCGACCGCCTGGGCGTGGCCGCCTTTGAGGCGAATCTGTGGGAGGAGCTGGGCCGGCTCCAGATGGAGTTGCTGTGGGGCACGTATCAGCCTGGCCGGTACCGCTCCTTTGTCGTCTACGAGCCGAAGCGGCGGGAAATACTTGCCGCCCCTTATCGAGACCGGGTGGCACAGCACGCAATCTGCAACATCTGCGGGCCGATCTGGGACCAGGCCATGATCTTTGATAACTATGCCTGCCGGCCCGGCAAAGGTACTCATGTGGGCGCCAATAGGGTTGAGAAGTGGCTGCGCGGCATGGTGGCGACGGGCGATACCTGGGTGCTGAAAATGGATGTCAGCAAGTATTTCTTCTCCATCCGCCACGACCTGGCCAAGGCTGTCATCCGCGATCGCATCCGCTGCACCGCAACTCTGAGGCTTCTGGACGCAATCATAGACAGCACTGCTGACCCAGCGGACCCTGACCCTGTAGGCATCCCCGTGGGCAACCTGACCAGCCAGTGGATTGCCAACCTGGTGGGCAATCGCATCGACCAGTGGGCCAAGCGAGAGCTGCGCCTATGCCGTTATGCGCGGTATATGGATGACATGGTGGTGCTGGTGCGCACGAAAGAAGAGGCCCTGGAGCTGCGCCAAGCGTTCGACGACAAGCTGGACAGCATGGGCATGCGGTTCAGCAAGGCCAGCGTGCTGCCAGCCGACCGAGGCGTGAACTTCCTGGGGTACCGCATCTGGCCCCACAAGCGACTGCTGAGGAAGGATTCAATCCGACGCATCAAGCGTACTATGCGGCGCATGGAGCGCCAGTATGCCAAGGGTCAAATCGGGCCCGATTATATCCGGCAGCGGATCTCGTCGTGGGTGGCCCATGCTGGGCATGCAGATAGTGAAAATTTGCGGAAGCGGATACTGGGCGGGGTGGTATTTAAGCGGTCAGTAAAGGATCATTAAGCGCCGCTAAATTCATGTTTCATACCTACTGGCGCGGCGTCTCATTGTGAGCGACGCGCTACAGCAACGAGGCGATACACCTCACTAGCCTAATTCAGCCACCGTAACCATGTGACACCACAGCGCCATCACGTTGGATTGTAAGCCAGGCTGGCATGCCCACGGGAGGGCAGATTTTGGAGAT